TAAGCAATGCTTTGAACCGCTCTCTGTCAGTTTCCCATACCGCCCAGAATTGTTTGGTAATGGGTGCCTTCTTGATCCGGCGCGGACCGTATCGCGTGTTGGCTTTGAGCGGAGGAGACCATTCTATGCTATGGAGTAGGTCATCGAGTGTTTTCATGTGCTGTATTTTAGTGGGTTAGCGTCTAGGGGTAAACAAAAAGTTGTTGTCAGATTCGGTGCGGAGGGTTAGGATTGTGGGATGGAAAACATCAGTGCAAAATGGGATTGGGATTTGGTGCAGAGGCTATTGAACGAGGGGAAGACAGTTAGGGAAATCCACGAGCATGAAGAGTTCGGCGGGCGCGGAATGAATTTCAGATACTTGAAAAACCAAGTGTCGGCGCGGAAGATGCTGGCGCGGAGACCAGAGAAAGCGGTTGCCGTGGCGGATGCAAAGACCTTCCACATAACGGATGTCGTGCCCGAGCGGAAGAAGAAAGACACGAGCGAGCATCACATGTTCGTGTTCGATCAATTGGAACGGATGCGGAGGGCAATCGCGCAGCATAAGGTTAAGGGATCGGTGAAGGAATTGAGGGAGATGGTCGATTTGCTCAATAAATATCTGGATGCCGCGACCAAGGCTTATGGTTTAGAGAAAGAGGGGGCGAGCAGCAGAGGGGCGAGTCTTAACGCTATGGTAGCCCTGCACATCGCGCCACCGTCGAGGGCGCAGTTGCAGGATTTAGAGAGTCGCATTGTGGAGATGGGGGTGGACACTAGCGGCGACGGATCGAACGAATCCGCCAGTGCGGAGGGTTAGGATAGTTCTGGATATTCCATCTTCACATATCGGCGCATGATCATGTCATCGAGGACGCAAAACTCATGCGTGGAGAGGAATCCCAGTTCAAAGATGCGGGCGCAAGACCTTTCCAGCCGCGCCAGCTTATCTTTGCAATCGGCCTTTTTAATCTTGCCGGATAAGGCGTGGAATTCGGCGCTCATGCTTCCCCCTTTGCTTTCGCAATTGCTTTCCAAGCCTCTTGCATGGGCGATTGCAGCCGCGAGCCTACCCATTCCCCGGCGGTGAACTCTGATCCGGGTTGGCCGATATCAATCGCCGCCCCCTGACTATTCATAAGGGCCGCGTAATCGTTCGCCAGTCTCTCCAAAGCGTCGAGCATATCGGGCGCGGCTGCGATGAGGCGAGCGTTGGCTTCGTCGGCTTCATGCAGGCGTGCAATTTGGTGAATCTCCGGTTGTTTTGGCGCGGAATCCAAGCAATGCCGAACATCGATTGATTTTTCGCCTTGGACATCGGTGTGATGCGCGATATACCAAGGGGCGGGAGTGTGTTGTGCTTTCATTGGTTAGTGCGGAGGGTTAGGATTGCACGCCGCGAAGTTCACGGATGGGAACGGCCACCATTAAGCACTGGCCGAATTCATCCTTCCACAGTAGACCGCGCCGGGAAAGGCGCTTCCATGCCCCGATTGAGCCGGAGACATATTCCGCGCAATCCTTTTCAAACTGTTCCAAGGTTCCAGCCCATCTCCAAAATGAGCCGTCCACATGGATTGCATAATTTGCGCGACGATCCGCCATATCGGCGGGGGAGTTTATTGTTTTCATGCTATCAAATGCCCGAGTAAACCGCCGGGCGCGGGTTGTTGGTTAGTGTCCGGGGAGGAACAAAAAAGCGGGAGCGGAGGGAGATCACTGTGACAACGCATGACAGATCCGGTGCGGAGGGTTGACACTAGGGAAAGCGGGTGGTGATCGGTCACGGGACAGTGTGTGATGGGTTAAATGAGAGCTAATCTCAAATGATCGGTGACGATAATCGGCGCGGAGGGTTTGGACCGCCGTGCCGAGGGATGGGATCATAGGAAAAGGAGGGCGAGGAAAGCGCCGATGCCTAGCAAAGCGCCGAGGGTGTCGAGAATAGCCTTCATGCGTTTGCAATAGCCTCCGCCTTACGCTTGGACGCCCCGTGTGCGCGAAATGCGATGATCACCGAACGATTGGCGCGGGAGCATAACTGGCAAGTGGCGCAAGTTATATCGTCCCGCTGTTGTGCTGGACAGACAATCGCTTTCCGTCCCGCCGGGGTTTGCATAGTGTCAGGAGCATTTTCCGGCACAACCGCGACAACCGGACCCGCGTTAAGATCGGCGAGCCTGTCAGCATGGGACAAGCTGTTGGCGGAAAGGTTAATTGTGAATCCGTTTGCGTTAGCATGCCGGACAGCCGCGCGATTGCTGGTGGCAAGGTTGGAATCCCCTTCGCATGGCTTGTGAGTATATGTAAAACCCCGCTTCCCTTTGTTGGCTTGTGTCAGCTTATGAAGCGCACGCGCATCAATATAATCGGAAAGGCCCGGCAAATCGCCAGCCTGATTGTGTCGCCAAACTTGGCCAGCGGGGAAGGATTCAATCTGGCGAACAAGGGAAGACAAAAGCCCTCCACGCTCACCACGCGTTACCTTTTGCCAATGCATTCCAAGCGGACCGCCCTTTGCATAACAACCGCCCGCCTTCAAAGGGCAGGCGTCCGGGCAGGTAGAAGCGGAGGAAGTTGTCACTGGAATGGGACCTGTTTTCACATTGGCGCTCTTTAGTGTGAGATGGATATTGAACATGGAATCGATTTCTATTGTTACCCCGCCCGCATCACCACCGAATCGCCGGAGGCTATAAAATGCGAGCATAGGTGAATAGTTTCATAGCAAACCCCATGCCAACACCGAAAAGCCCAGTTGAACAGTTCAATCCACACCTAACTAGGCAAACAATGCCGCATAGCTAGGCAAACATTGCCGGAGATAGGCAAGAAATACCATAGGGAGGGAAAGGCAGGCAATCGGAAGATACAGGGAAAGGATCGGAAGATTGCGGGAGCAATCCATGGGGAAGGGAGCAAGCTTGGAATGGTGACAAGACTGGGTTGGAGACTAGGCGTGAGAGAATGGGATTCGCACATGACTATATGAGTAAACAGGAATATAGTTCAATCTGAAATGAACTATTCCCCTCCGCCATTCTCGAACAGCGAATCCCCTTCCCGCTTTTCGATGATCCTCCCCCATCCCGATACTGAGATTAATAGCTTCCGATAATATCAGACGTAAACAATGGCCCCTCCGCTTGTCTCAACAAGGCCATGCATCACTAGCCTATGATCTGCCAGCCTGTCAGCGTAGCACCATGCATAGGGAGGTAAGGAATCTCTTTTCCTATAGGATAGCGATGGCCCCCCGCCCCTCCCCCATGATGCCCGCTGGCGATTGTCCTACTACGATATATCCCTCCTGTGAGAAAAACCTCTCTGAAATGGTCTCCCTGTCCTAGCTTCCCCTTTTACGCTCCCTTGGTCTACCCTAGCCTATGCTCTCCCCTCCTCTCTCCCCTCTGCTTCTCTCCCTCTAGAGGACTCTCTTTGCCCTGAGCTTCCTACCTTAGCTTGGGACATATGACATTAGCATGCGACTTTGGAGGTGGGTTCTTTGCGCGAGAATGGGCTGTATCGCGTTTTCTAGGGTAATTGGACTAGTTCTATGCCTAGGAGGGTTGCTATCTCTAGGGAGGAGGTATCGTGGTTATAGGTTTCTTTGTAGAGGACTCTCTTGATTTGGTAGGCGGCGATGGACTTTAGGCAGTCGTTGCAGGGGAGGAGGGTGGAGTAGAGTGTCTTTCCTTCGCCGGGTTTAAGGTATCGGAGGGCGTTTTGTTCCGCGTGGATGACAAGTAATCTTCTTTTGTCGCGGTTGTTCCAGTCTTCTGGGACTCCTTGTGGGAAGCCGTTGTAGCCTACGGAGGCTACCGAGTTGTCCTCTCTTAGGATGACGGCGCCTACTTTATGCCATGGGTCTTTGCTCTTCTGGGCGACTGTCTCTGCTATGGACATGGCGTATTCGTCCCAGTCCATTATCGTTACCGATAATCGTTGGCATTGATGTCCTCCCGAAGGTAGGCGTGGTAATCCGACTTCATTTTATAGTATTCGGCAACTAGACCGTGGAGGATGGCTAGCACTGTCTGATCCTCTTCTGCCCTGAAGTCTTCTAGGACGATTCCCATGAGGACGGCTTGGGCTTTGAGGCGCAGGTTTTCCAGTTCTTGTTCGTCCACTTTCTTCTCTAGTCGGTATACTTCTTCTTGTAGTTCGGCTTTTGTCATTGGATGTATTCTGCTCGGGTTAGTTGTTTCTGTGGATTTGTCCAGCGGAGCCATGCTCTGGCTACCGATTCCGGATTATCCTTGAATGCGCGGAGTCGCAAGGATTTCCAGTAGGAATCCCAGCCCCACATTTGGTTTTTGCCGGGGGGATACATGTAGACGCAGATGGCATGGCCATAGTCTTCTGCGTAGATACCGAGGACTCTAGCGTCTATCCCGTGTTCTTTTAGGGATTGGGACATCATTATCGCCTCTGGGAGGCAGGCGTTCTTGAACATCCCTGAGACTTCCGGTTCCTCTACCAGAGTTGCATTACATCCTACTAATACGATTGAAATTAGTAGTAAAAGTAATCTCTTCATTTTGAATCTCGCTCCTCGTAGTAGGAGTCCCATAGGTCTTGGGTTTCGTATTCCTTGAGCTTTGCTATGATCTTTATTACCCCTGTTAGGGTAGTATCATCTTCATCGCAGTATTCTGCTACGTAGCAGGCGATTCGCCCGAGCATGGCTGAGTGTCGTTCAAGTTCTTTGACTCGCACTTTGCAGGAATCGGGGCAAAAACTAAACTCATCTCGTATTCCACTCCCTGTATATGTAAAGTTCCAAGATGGTGTTGTTTCGTTGGGCAGTCTTGGGGATTCCCCGATATCGGGTATAGCCCGTTCTGTATCTCGTGCTGTATCGCACGTATTGTTGATGTCATGCTTCGACTTCTTCGCTGTCGTCTTCTTCGTCATCTTGGTCTAGTGAGTTGGCAACCAATTCGTGGATTTTGATCTGAAGGGTTCCGACCATGGCTGCTAATGACATATCGAACTCATCGCCGTATCTTTGGATTAGGCGATCTAAGTCTGATTCAAAGCAACCTATTTGGTCTTTCTCATCCACGGTGGTCATGTTAATGTTTGGTTGGTTAGATGTCCACCCCTTTTACTGGGATGCCTATTTTCCTCACGGCTTGCTCCGCGCAGAATTGGAGGGCCGCAAGCTTGTCTTCCTCATCCCGTAATTCATAGGTTGTCCAGAATTGAGGGACGGTATTGTAGCTGACTTCTATGGTAGGCTCTAGGTTATAACAACTCTCTGATACTGTATACCCAGCCTTCCGTAGATTTTTAGCTAAAGTTTCGTAGTTCATTTGAATATGGTTAGGGTTATGTAAACAAACACAATTGAAAGCGCAACCATTACAACTGCATCAAAAAGTAACTGTTTCATCTGGTAGTTTGACTCCTTCGTTTTGGTAGTAGATAACCGAATCATTGCAGAGAGGGCAGAGGGTATAATCAATGTCCTCTTTTTTCATGAAGTTATATATCGCTCCTATCACGACTAGGACTATCAGTAAGATAACTACCGAAGTTTCGTGTGAGTATTTGATTAGCTTTTCTGGTGGTTTCATAGAGTTCTCTGATTGTTTCTAGGTCATCTTGATTCTTTCCGAAGATGCTGTCAATATGTTTTTGTTGAATTTCGTAGGTAGTCCACGAATGATGGCACTTCGGGCAAAGCCTCCTCCGCCTTACGGCGCCATGGTATTTATCTGTTTTCCTTGAATCGTAGACCTCCGTGTTTTTGCTCTTGCACTTCGGGCAGGTCATCGGCGTTGAAAGAATTTGAGCTTCTCGTAGTTCCCGAGAACCCGGTCTTTGTCTTGCTCTGTGATCACCTCTTTGTCGAGGACGGCTGCTAGTTCCCTAGCCATGGATTCCCATGCTAGGCATCTGGCACAGGTTCCGGCGATTCCTAGGTGGTCACGCCAGTTCGTTCCGCACGCTTGGCACTCTTCGTTTATTTGCATAGTTGTTCCAGTTTCTAAAATGCCCGAAATCCCGTGGTTGAGTCACGACATCGTGTAGACCGCAGACATCGCACTTGCCGTAATGCCAGCATGAGATGGCTCTCTGTTTGGTTCCATGCTTCAGTCCGCACTCCTTGCATGTCCAGTTAGGATATGGTTTCATCCTTAATTTTCTCTGCTTGCTCGATTAGCTCGCGGCAATCCGCTGCGTTGTGTGTGCAGATAGCTTCTGCGTGGCTCCAATCAATGGTTGGCTCACACCAGCAATCCGCGCTATCGAGATGTTCCATCTCGTCATTTATTGGGGTTACATGAATCACTCGCACGAATTTATCGTTGACGATAATTTGAGCATGGGAAGTTTATCTAGGTTCTTGATGAACGACCCATCGACAAAGGTAATTCGGTTGGTCGGTTGGATGGTCAACCTGCCGTTATCGAGTTGGATAAAGTAAAAGGTTTTATCTTGCTCTGGGCAGTTGCTCCAGCCCTCCTCTAAATGGGTAGCTTCAAACAAGTAAGTCCCATAGTGAATCTCATTCCTGATCTTCGCAGTCATCCGCATTCCTTTCAGAATCGGATTCTCGATGATAGTGAAGTGGTAGGAGTAGCAATCCCATAGTTGGGAGTCTGTAGCAAGCCATAGAAGGTCGCTACGTTCAAAGCATATCGCTTGAGGAGGTATCCCACGGTAGAGCATACCACCCTCGCGGAAGATCACGTTCAGCCCCCACATCCTTCCGGGGATTGAGGTTAGACCCACCCACATGGCTTCCTGCCACCCGCAATCTTCCTTGTGAGTAAAGCGTGAGTCCACCTGTATGTAAAGGTGGTAGGGTAGTGCGCCGATTTTGGAGTAGATCATGCTACGGATTTGCTACCTCGGCACTTCCATTTTTTTCTGGAAAGTCGGTTGGGACTATTAGGATCGTTCTTCCAATCACCCTTAATTTTCGCAGAACGAGCGCAATACGCATCGGCCTTCTTGGTCAATGGTTGGATGCGATCCTTGCCATCTTTAGCCTTCCCAGCCTGCCCGTAGCGGATAGTTTTAGTCCTACCAGTCTTTGGGTTTTTCACCACCTTCTTGAATCTTTTCTCCATACTTATACCTAATTATTGTAGTTTATATCAAGTTTATCGTATAACCGTATAAACTTGCTATATTCGCTCTAGCGTTTATGGGCAGTCTTCTTTGACTCCCGCCATGCTTTGTCTGTGGGTGCGCCCTTGCTACCGGGCTTCCTCATCTTCTCACCGCTACCCGCTGCGATGCGTTTTTTCTTTTGGTTTACGTTGTAGTAGAGTCCCTTTTTCATTTCTTCTTTTTCTTGGACATTCCGGCTTGTGAGAGGGCGATTGCGATGGCCTGCTTGCGGCTTTTAGCCATAGGAGCCTTCTTCGGTCCTTTGGGGTCGCGGCCAGCGCGGAGCTTGCCTGCCTTGTATTCACGCATTGTTTTAGCGATCTTCGCTTGTTTACCAGCTTTAGTAGTAGGTTTCTTCATTTTGATATTGCTTCGATTCCATCTCGCAACAGTTTAAAGAAGAGGGAGGCCGACATGGTAACCTTCCAATCCTTGTTATTTTTTTTGTGCGCCACTATCCATTCTTTCGCGCCACAATCTCTCATAGCCTGTTCGCAGGCTTTATCAAGATTAAGATTTGCGACGAATTTAACCTCTTGATGGAGATTGGCTAGCTCTTCACAAACAACATCAGGGCTTTCTATGCCGCCAGCGTATTGCTGACCACGGCGAGCGGTGAAGCCTTCTGCGCGAAGCATATCGCGCCACAACCTCTCACCGCGCTTACCCTTCTGTCTGGAGTTAATCATTTGAAAGAATTATTGGTCACTTTTTCTTTCAGCCCTACACTCCTTCATCATCTTATCAATCGCCGCCCTGAGAGTAGGCCATTCCGTTGGATCAATAAGAATTTCTTGGATTTCCCCTTCATCTGGGCATTGCATTATCTTGAGAAACTCCCCGCCAGCCTCATCGACTATTTCAATCTCTGTCATGCTTTCGTGGAAAAGTGCTTCTCCCTTTACGCAGACACCCATCTTCAGTGTTCTTGTTTCGTATTTCATTAGATCAACTCCGGAAGGTTGCGGTTTTTCTTCAACTCGTAGATGAAGTCGGACACCTTCTCCAAGGTGTAGGGGCAGGCATCCATTGTCTTCTTGTCGAACTGATTCGTCTCCTCGTTCCAGACATCCGCTTGGAAATTGTGGAACTCTCCACCACCATACTTGAGATGGTTACGGATTTCGTTGCAGATATCCTCGATTACCAGCAGGGCGTCGAGTCCAGCCAGCGCGTATTTGTGTTCTGGCTCCTCTTCGGGTAAATCGAATTCAAGGATCGCTTTCATCGTGATCAGTCTAGAATGGGCAGAAGTCTTCTGTCAATTCTTTTTTGTTGTCAAAGTAAGAATCCCTAATCTCGACTGCCTGCCTGTAGCATTGCTCGGCGACGTGATACTTCTCTGTGATCTGCCTCTCCCAAATCTGGATTGCCTTCTCCAGTAATCTGTCAGCCTTTCGGTATGCTTCGTCGGTGGTCATCGCTCTTTAAGCTTGCTGATCTCCCCGTCCATCTCGATCTCAAAAGAATAGTTCCTAGCTCCACGGCGATTCTTGTCCACGAAGACTACTGACTTCTTCTCCGAGTGTTTGATCAGGATGAGTTGGTTTGAATGCTGTTTGATAGCGCGGGACTCGCGCACCTTACCTTCGTCGTTCAACTGGCTTCCAGTAATAATGGGAACCCGTAACTTGGTAGCGAGATTCTTTAGCTTCCTAGCGATGTCGGATACTTGTTGCTCGCGACTGTCGTCGTTAGGCGACTCTATGATTTGTAGGTAATCGACCACAATTACCTCTGCCTTGCCTAGCATATTCAGTCTCTCAGACTCAGCCAAGATCGAGGCGAGGTCGGTAATATCGTCAACGATAATCAGGGGTTTACTCTTGAGGTGCATGATCGCTTGGCTAATCGCAGGAAGTTCCCTTGAGTGGGTAGTCTTATATTCCTCCGCTGTTCTGACTGGAACTCCTGCGGTATGGGCGACCATACGTTCAAAGATGTCGGTCTTATCCATCTCCAAGGAGAAGAAGAGGACTGGCTTCCCAGCTTCTAGGCTGGCTAATGCGGCCTGCACCATGAAGATCGACTTGCCTCCACCGGACTCTGATGCCACAGTGAGTAGCTCCCCTCCGTGCATACCACCCTTCATGTTCCGATCTAGATAGATCAGACCTGTGGAGTAGCAGGGTCGCTCGTCCTTACCCTCCATTTGGTCAAGGAGTTTGGCGGCGATATCCTTCGCTGTGGATACCTCTGCATTCCTATCTTGGTAAGTATGGGAGATTTTATCAACCAAATCGCAGAGGTCGGCATCGCCCCGCCTGATCTTGGTGTCAAACTCCTCCATGATATTGAGGGTGGCGCGGTAGGCTTTGTATCTCACCAACTGGCGGCGATACTCCTCTGCCATCTCCTTACCGATATCAGACTTCTTGATCGTGTGGGCGGAGAGAACCGTCATCACAAAGTCGGCTCCCCCGATCTTCTCCAGCATACCCATCGACTCCAGCTCTGAAATGGTCGAGAATTCGTCGCAATCGTTAGTTCGCTGGTAGACCCTTTGGATTGCTTCAAAGATCGTCCTGTGGTCTTCTAGCGCGAAATAATCGCTATGCCAGACTTGGCAACCTAGAATGTCGGGGTCGTTGGAGATCAGCGAGAGTGCGCCGATCTCCGCGTTGGTATGTATTGGTGTTTTTTTCATTTTATCGGTAACGATAATTTTAGTCGCGGGGTTTCCATTTATTCCAGAAGTCTGGATCGTTCTCTTCGTCGGGGAACTTTGCCTTTGCGCGGTCTATCTCGCCCGCGAAGTTGTTAAGGAAGGTAGCCATTGTAGTGCGGCAGTAGAATCCCTTCTGCCCGCTGTTGGCGTAATATTTCTCAAGAAGCCCCCATTCCGAGTCGGGAGTGTCGAGGTGAAGTTTAGCCGCCCGCTCCTCGCTTCGAGACCACGGGGTGGTTTCGCGACGGCGGAAGATTTTATTGGCTCTGGTCTTAAACGCCGCGAGTTTAGCTTGGTCTATGGGGGGGGATTTCCGGCGTTCCGCGCCTGTTATGGGTTTAATACTATTGGGGGGTATTGAATCCGAAACGAATGTTTCGCCTACTTCGGCGTCAGCCGCGCTGGCTTGAGCGGTTAGCTCAACAACCCCATCCGTGGAATGCGAGGCCATTGCCGAGCTTTCCACCACTGGGGGTTCTAATGAGGGTTCATTATGATGCTTCATGTAAGACCCTGTGTGATGTTTAATAGTATCGCCACTATGTGACGGGTTATAGGGTGCCACTGTGTGACGGCTAATAGTGTCCCCCTTATCGTAGTCCCAAGTTCTGATCTGGCTTTTGTAAAGTTGACCTTTCAAATCCTCCTTGGTAATGACGTCCTCGCCTAGTTTCTCCAGATTGATTTTATAGAGATTCGATGTCCTCCGACCAATCTTGTCCTTGCGATCCTCCGCTGTAATCAGTCCAATGGATTCCATCGCCCAAAGATACTTGCGGGTGGTCTGCTGATTGATGTTAGCCATGCTTGATATTGTCGAGATGCTGGGCCAGCAAGTGCCTTCATCATTCGCGCAATCCGCCAATGCCAGCAATACCAGCCGAGCATTACCCTCCGTCTTACTTTTGTCGAAAACGGTAGACATGATCTTAACGCTCATCTTGACCCTTCCTCCCAGTTGGCGTTTTCATTCAGCACCCACTTCTTGTCCTTGTTGAGTTTCAAGAACTGAAGTCCGACCAGAGTCATAAAGGCGTTCTGCGCCTGCGTCTCTGTGATGCCAATTGTGTCGGCGACAGATTGGATGTCTTTCTCGTCAAACCCGCCATCGTAATTATCAATGACGGCGAATACCCGCTTCTTCCTATCATCAAGGATGGTCAATTTGATGATTTCACTACGAACGAAGATGCCTCCGCTTTTTACTAATGGATTCATATTTACAAGGGGCGACCCCTTGCCGAGGGAGAAAAGAGCGGCGAATGACGCGTGAGAGCAGAAGCCCCCGGCAAGGGATCATATGGTTCGATTTAATCTTTTCAGTTATATCTCTACTCGGCTCTCACCCCGAGGCAGGGATTGCTCCCTACGCTGACTAGACTACCCTACTGCTGGAGGGTGTCAATATCTTTCTCACCAATCACAATCTTCTCCCTATCTCCTTCGCACCATTCGTGCATTTGGTCGACAATCTCCTCCCAGCAATCTTCGGCGGTTTCTGGCCCGTTCAGGGTGAAGATGTGGCGGCGTTTAAAGAGATCACCCTTCTCCTCATCAACCTGCATCTCCAATAAGTGAATCCGGTTATCAGAAGCAATGTAAGTGGCGAGGAGAGCCTTACCTTGTTTGCGGATCGCCATGACAATGTAGCACCCAGCAGGGTCTTTGACTTCATAGTCTAGGACAAGCGGGGAGTCGATGAGGTTGGCAAGGAGCATGTGGCTCGCCAGAGTGGTGAACTGCACGGAGGTAAGCA